GAAATAGAACCGGGTGAGGATATCCATGTGGAATTTACCAAACAATTAAGGGATTATCAAGAAAAGATTATTGGGGTATATATCAACCATGTAAAACAACCCATCTGTTTAAATTCGCACCAGGAAGGCAGTGGTGGAATATTGGAGGTTCCGTGTGGAATGGGCAAAACGATCATGGCGTTAAAAATTATTTCATTACTCAAAAAAAAGACACTCATAATAGTACACAAAGAATTTCTAATGAATCAATGGATCGAACGTATTAGCGAATTTTTACCAACCGCTACGGTCGGGAAAATACAAGGACCGACATTTGATGTAAAAGGGAATGATATAGTGATTGGTATGGTGCAAACATTATATGATAAAGATTATGGTGCAAATGCGTTTTCATGTTTTGGATTGACGATTATAGACGAAGTCCACCGTATTGGTAGCGAACAATTTTCTAAAACTCTCTTTAAAACGATTACCCCTTATATGTTGGGTATATCCGCGACAGTAGACCGTAAAGATAAATTAACCCGGGTTTTGTATATGTTTATTGGTGATAAAATATATAGTGAAAGTCGGGAAAATTCGGACCCCGTATGTGTACGGGCAATACAATATAAAGTCGACGATGCGGTATTTAATGAAACCGAAGTGGATTTCAGAGGAAATACCAAATATAGTAGTATGATTGTCAAATTATGTGATTATAACCGGCGTAGTGATTTTATCGTAGGCGTCATTGGAGATTTAATCAAAGAAGAAGCCGAAAAACAAATCATGATATTATGTCATAATCGGTCGTTATTAACGTATTTATATGACGCAATCAACCATCGAAAAATTGCGAGTGTCGGATTTTATGTAGGTGGAATGAAACAAACCAATTTACAAGAAACTGAATCAAAACAAATCGTTTTGGCGACCTATGCTATGGCAGCGGAAGCATTAGATATAAAAACCTTATCCACATTAGTGATGGTAACTCCCAAAACCGATATTACCCAATCTGTTGGGCGTATATTGAGAGAAAAACACGAAAAACCGATTATTGTAGATATCGTTGATTCGCATGATATTTTCCAAAATCAATGGACGCAACGTAGACGATACTATAAAAAATGTAATTATAGAATTAGAGAAATAGAAAGTAAAAAATATACCAATATGTCAATCGATTGGGCGGAAGATAAAACATGGAAACGCGTATTTGAACCGAAGGTTGAAAAAACAGCAGCTACGACATGTAAAACAACGGAAACTACTGGTGATGTGGATGAAGAAGACGACGACGATATTGAACCAGAAACGAAAAAAACGGTATTTGGTGGTAAATGTCTTATCGATATAAGTAATTTACCCAAAGAAGACGAATAATTATTTACCAAAATTTCAATCTTGATATTAAACTCTTTCTCATGGAAGAATTTTTTTTAGATTTTGAGCGCTTGGCTTTCTTTGCTTTTTTTGAAACAGATTTTTTAGATTGTTTCCTTTTTTTTCCACCGACTTGTTTACTTCCATAGTCGGCAGAATTTCCACCGGTAGATGCAACTTTGACATCAGGTAATACTTTTGCAGATTCAACTTCGCTAAATGATAATGCTGGCATTATATATTATAGAAATATAAAAATATTACTTAGAAATTTGATTTTGTATAATAAGGTCTTTGATTTCTATTATGTTGATGATCGTATAGTCTTTTTTCTGGCATAGGCTGTCCTTGATTTTGTCTTACATATTGTCCTGGATTTCTATTGTTTTGGTGTTTATTTTCGTAATTATTTTGTGGATGACGATGTGGGTTGTTTTGGTGATTGTTTTGGTTATAGTGCTGATGATGATTTTGTGATGGTTCATTCATATTATCGTTACATAGTTTGGAAATATGAACGACTTTATTATCATTATTCACGACTCGCATAGGAACCCATTTTTTAAATTTCGTATGAAATGCACATTCCATTAATAATACCTTATCTATATCCACATATTTGTCTTCATCTATATTTTGGAAATCTTCTTCATCATCGCTTTCTTCAATATAATCAATATTAATATTTTCTTTTATTTTTCTGAATAAACTATTCATAAAGACACTGGTTTTATACGTTGGTATATAGGCGACATTATAATAAACCGGGCGATTGTTTTTACCATACGCAAATAAATGATAAATATCATTTTGTAGATCCGCCGTCACTTGAAAAATCGTTGGATATTTATACTGTGGTTTGAAAAAATCCATGCGTAAAGGTATAGTATCAAAGACATGGGTAGAAACCTTTTTGGTGGGTTCTTTTGGTGTATCAGATAAATTTAATTTACGCGTAATAACTGAATTCAAATAGGGTTTTATTATATTAAAACAACGGTATTGTAGATGATGTGTGGTGTAAGGTATAATATTACTTATTTCATCTGGCAATGAAGTGGCGCATTCGAAATCATTATTATTATATATATCCCACATGATTGGTAAGGTAAAAACTAATGATTTTTTGGTTTTAAATAGGGGGGTTAGTGAGGTCATCAAATCATTGATATAATCCAGTTTTTCTTTAAAAATAACATTTTTCAAATGAATTCCTTTATAAAAGACCACATCTTCAATGACAAAAAAATTATATTCACCCGTTTCATTTTCGACAATGGTGCCATATACTAATGTACCATGTTCTAACTGATTCGAGAATTTCACATCTAATACAGTACCTTTACTAATTTTCTTTTCACGGTTTATATCTAATAAGATACATTTATCTTCTTCACCAAAAAAGGTGAACCACGCATAGGATTTTTTACCATGGGGTATGGCTAAACAAATATTATAAGAATTGGAAACTTTCTTATGGGAAACAGTTTCATAGGAAAGTTCAAAGTCAGGAAAACGTTTCATCAAATCATTCATTTGTAATTGTGACAATTCCATATTAGAATGGGCTAATTTATAAGATAAGATATGTTTATATTCTTTTAAATATTATTTAATTGCCATCCGGTGTTTACTATATTTTTGACACTGATAATGTATTGACATAATTTAATAATTCATTTTCCATATTACGTGTTTCTTCTTCGGAAACAAAATCTATGGGAGCTGGTGGAGAACCATGATTTTCTAATATTTGGCGATATTTGGCGATTTGACTATTTACTAAATACTTTGTTTTTTTAATAGAATACTTATCTTTTATAAAATTCCATAAATTCTGAGCGACAAATATAATGAGTACCGAAATTATAATTGTAAATATGAAATTTAAAAAACTATTCGAGAACATTGAAATTAAATATATAAATATATCTTGTTATGTAGATATTCTTTTAATTTTTTGAACGGCTTAACTATTTATCTAATATTTCATGAAGTTTTACAATATAGATTTTGTAATTTGGTATCATATCAAATTACAAATATTTTCATTTTTTTGCGCGCTTGGATTTGTTTGATTTAGATTTTTTATTCTTTTTGGATTTATTTGCTCGGTTGTATTTTCGTCTGTTTCCTCCTTTCATATTATCACTCACATTATCAGATGGTGTTATATCTGCTGGTTGTGGGGCTTGTTCTAGTTTTGTTGCTTCGACGACAGGTTTTGATGGAGTTTCAGTTATTACTGGTGCTTCGACGACTTTGGGTTCCGGTTTAGGAGCACAATACTCTCCAGAAAAAATTGACTTTTTTACAATTAGGTCTTCGCCACATCTTTTGTCATTTGTGTTTACGGCACTATTGTTTATATTTGATACACTTGTCATAAATGATGAACCCATTTTTTTTATACTACCAAGTGCACTTTTGCTTTCGCATATTTCTTTTGCTTTTTCTGGTCCTACATAGAACCCAATAATTTTTTCTTTAGATCCATCTGGTATATGTTTTTTTGATTCCATTTCATTCAATATTCTACATATAAAATTTTGAAAATCTTTATTATCAATAATTTGTTTTAGTTCAGCAAATAAAGGAAGATTCGTTTTGGCGGCTTCGTCGATATTTGATAAATTAGGGGTTTCAAGTAATTTTCCAATTTTGTCAATAACGAAAACTTTAGGTAATATTTCAATAAAAATATCAATATCATCACACTCAAGTGCATTAATACAATCTGTAAATAAATCAGCCATTGTTGCGGTTGTTCCTAATAAATTTTGTATTGGTTTATCGTATTCAGTTGGAATATTTATATTCTTAATTAGCTCTGGAATACCTGCTTTTAGACTCGTCAACCCACCATAATTACATATTGATTTGACATTTTTAATACTACTTATCGCCACATCTAATGGGCCATCACCTCCGTTCATGCGCCGTCTTGTATTCAAATTATTTTTTCTAACTTTTATTGTTTGTACCATTATATAATATTTACACATTTTAATATTTGCGATAAATTATTATTCTAAATAACTTAAACATAATATTCTATATTTATTCATCTAAACATGTCGGTAAATATTTTAATTATAGAAAAAACTGGTAGAATCAAGGAATTAGAAGTTAAAAAATTTGACGAACAAGAATTATATAAAAAAGCTGGTTTCAAATCCGCCGATGGTTTTGATTTACATACGGAATGGGGTGCAGAGATAGATGGTAAACAATATACAGTTTCTCTTTATGGTAAAACCAATGGTCGTGCCGGACAAGAAAATAAATATGAATTACCCCCACCTATGGATAATACCTTATTCTTTGGCGCATGTGTATTAGTGAATAAAATAAACGGTAAAGTGGAAAGTATTAGTAAATCCGAATGGAACACCGTATATGAATTTTTATACGGTGGATTTGAAGACATTGGAGACGAAGATAGCGAAGTATCTACTGACGATGAAGAACATGACGATGTAGACCGAACAAAAGAAGGCTATGTAAAAGATGGGTTTATAGTAGATGATGATGAAGAGTATAGTAATGATGACGATAGTGAGGAAGAAGTCGCGAAAAAACCAAAAGCCAAAGCGACCAAATTAACAAAACCAGCAAAATCCGAAAAGCCTGCGGTAAAAACGACTGAACCAAAAAAGAAAGGTAAGGCGAAGACTGTATTTGAAAACATTTTGAGAGAAGTAGAAAATGATACATATTTGGATTGTAGTGAAGAATTATGTGAAGAAAAATATATTTAGAATATATATATACAATAATGCCAATATATAAGACCTTGACAAAAAAAGAAATTGGACCAATCATTGATCCTGAACTTGAAAATGAATTAGACAATGAAACTCTTGATACCCAATTGAATATGTTAAAACAATTAAATCAACGAAACCCAAGTAGAAAATCATTAGCGCAATTTAATTATTTAAAGGAATTATCAAGACAACGCAATGAAGCATGGAAAGATGTTAAATCACCAAGAATAAAAACAAAAAGAATACATTTTGGAAAAAATAAAACAAAAGAATTTTTTAAAGATGTACCTACTATTCTTGTGCCACCTAAATTAAAACGAACGCATACAGTTGGCGGAAAACGTAATACAAGAAAAACACGGAAACACCGAAAATAAAAATGTATTGAATTTTTATCAATACATTTTTACAAATATCTTATTTTTATAATCCTTTCACATGGTTTAATACATATGGATTTCCTTTTAAGGCGTTTAATGCCTCTCCATTATTTCGATCCATTTGTATATTTTGATATAAATTATTCTGTCCTTGTAGTTGTCCCATATTCGCAACATCCATAGATTGATATGGCATGGTTCCTGCTACCGCACGATTATTCTTTAAGTAATCGTCACGACTTGCTTGACGCATATTAATATCACCATTCATTAATTTCATATTTCCAGGTACCATGCGTCCATCGATGGTCGAACTTTTGATATCATTGTTGCGTTGGTTATATTCGGCTTCATATGATTTCATTTGTCTGGTTCCTGCACCCGCCCCTGCATTACCGGCATAATAAAAATCGCCAGTAGTTTGTCTATTATTATCGATTGGTTGATGTGCTGCAACTTCATATGCGCCACCTCTTTGGTTACGGTCAATATTCATATGGAATTTCGATTTTTCAGTAGTTTCGCGAATGGTTGGTGCTGGTCTATCGGCTGGATTGAAAATATATGATTCAGGTACTTTGGTTCCTGGATTTTGATAAGGTCTCAATGTACCAATGACATTGGATTTGCGAGATGGTCTCAATACATCTAATAATGGGGCGACTGCTGCTCCCAAACTACCACTCACTAAACCAAAATAACTTTCTTGATGATTTGCAGTACGATTATTTGGATAGGCCAATTTGGATTTAATACCATAATCCGCATCTGTTGCATAATTACGTCCATTGGCATTGGCGATAGCGATTGGTACTTCACCTAATTGTTGATTATGTGATGGCATATATTCACCAGGCATGTATTCTGCGGAATTATTATATCCAGCACCACCAATATAATCCGTGGTAGATGTTTGACGGGCAGTTTCTCTATCAATTTCAATAGAACGTAATGTATTTCCCTTTTCGGCACCTACAGTGGTAAATAAACGATCTTGTCCCCATTCCCAAGCACGTTCTGGACGGTACTTTTGTTGTAAACCAATATTGTCGGCATTACTAATTTGTGGGGTTTTACTCATGGCTGGACCTTCGTGGCCGATTAACATAAGTCCGGTTGGTTTAGGGTTATTATCCACTCTTAATTCATCCGCTGTCTTTGGCATCCAGGTTTCACGATGCATCATACCCGAGTTGTAACCATCCGCGCCTTGGGTTGTATAACCTAAACCTAAACCTGGTGCTACTTTTTCATCCGCAAAAGGTTTTACATTTGCCATACGCATACTAGGGTTTACACGTGATTGGTAAAAATCAGTCATATTAGGAGCACCATGAGCCCATTGTTGATTTTCAGAAGGAGCAAACAATGGTGCAACTTCTTTTTTGGTAATTGTTTGTGAACCAGCACCAACATAATTATCTAATACACTTTCATTGGTGTTTTCATTCACATGACGACTACGAATATGACTTCCGAAAAAAGGAACCATATTATTGTGTTGAAAATAACTACCGTCTACCTTATCCCCGGTTAAAGAATAATAACTAGCACCTTTATTTTCTGATTTATATGAATCTACTATAATATTATTTACCGAGTTAGCATTGAAATATTTATCCGTATAAACGCCTGTGCCACTATCAAATTTATTTACAGTAGATAATTTAGATGTTAAGTCGGTTTCTCTTGATGTAACTGGGTATTCTTCCGGATAATTACGATTCGGAAAATCCGTATTAGGTAATTCATTTGATTTATTTGTAAAGTTCTCGCTTTTTTTATTTTGATTTGTTACAACATATAATAATCCAAGAGCAATTCCCGGAATAGCTAATTCCATTCTATTATATAATTATAATACATTTATATAATATTTTATCAATACGAATTATTTAATTCCTCTAAATATTTTATCGAATGCGATTTTCATAGAGTGTTCCAATACAATCATTTTTTCCATTACCAATACACATTGAACGTCCGGTCAAATAATATTCTTGATTTTCAGTGCCGGATACGACTGGAACAGACGGATTATAATAATCCTTTTCTAAAATACGGGTTTGGATATTGTCATGAAACCCTTTTTCAATACCATTCAATGGATTTAATAAAGGAGTTTCCCACCTCGCATGTTCTAAATCTCTATACATCCATGCTGGATGACTGGCCCTACTTTCTTGTACGAAAGGGTCGGCACTTCTATAGGTTGGTTGAGTAGTGGCAACCGCATGTGTTTTATAATCATTTATATCTACTAAATCTCTATTTAAAGGACGTGTTAATCCTAATAAATCACTCTCTAAATTAACAGTATTTGTTCTAAAATTTGCACCCCAACCTTGCATACGAACATGTGGATCTTCTAGAAATGGTAAATCCATGCCTTGTCCGGGTGTCATTAATCTGTATTTGCCGGTGAACGAACTATCTTCTACTTGTTTTGCGATTCTTACTGGGTCATCGTGAAATCTGGTAAATGACATTTTATTTATATATCTAAGTTATTATATATATGGAAAAAAGAATTTCATAAAAATAATTTAAATAATAGAGAACATTAAATTATAATAGGTTCTCAAATATGCCTAAAATATGTCTAAATATGATTGTGAAAAATGAAAGTAAAATTATAGAGCGTCTATTGACATCTGTATTGCCTATGATAGATAGTTATTGTATTTGTGATACCGGAAGTACCGATAATACGATTCAACTTATCAATGATTTTTTTAGAAATCGCGATATCAGTGGAAAAATCGTAGTAGAACCGTTCAAAGATTTTGGATATAATCGTACGTTTGCCCTACAACAATGTATTGGAATGCCCGATGCGGATTATTTATTATTATTGGACGCGGATATGATATTGGAAATTCCAGAGGATTTCTCACCTACACATTTCAAAGAGAACCTGAGATATGAAGTCTACCATTTGTTCCAAGGTTCTCGTTCTTTTTTTTATAAAAATGTCAGATTAATTAAAAATATACCCGGAATGTCATATTGGGGAGTTACCCATGAATATTTAAAACCACCAGAAAATGCGGTTTATTTTACTGTTCCTATGAATCAATTATTTATCAACGATGTAGGGGATGGTGGTTCTAAAACCGAAAAATTTATTCGCGATATTCGTTTATTAAAAAAAGGATTAGAAGAGAACCCGAACAATGATAGATATACCTTTTATTTGGGAAATAGTTATAAAGATGCAGGACAATACGAAGACGCCATAGAAACATATAAAAAACGTATTAAAATTGGCGGCTGGCAAGAAGAAGTATGGCATTCTTATTATTCCATTGGTAAATGTTATAAAGAATTAGGAAATATGAAAAGAGCCATACAATCTTGGTTAGATGGTTATACCTATTATCCACATAGAATTGAGAACCTATATGAAATCATCAATTATTATAGAATTATCGGGCATAATACATTGGCATATACTTATTTTTGCTTGGCGAATTATGAACGCGAACGAAAACGCGATTATGATAATTTGTTTTTACAAAAGGATATTTATGATTATAAATTGGATTATGAATTATCTATTATTGGTTTTTATTGTAATTGGGAGAACTTTGATATGAAAAAAGTATGTATGCGTGTATTAGAGAACCCACGCGCCGATGAATATATTACAAAAAATGTCATGACGAACTATAAATATTATACGCCTTCTATCATACAGCATAAAGAACCGTTTACAGTGGTGGAAAAATTATTTAAAACTGTGGGTAACTTATGCGCGATTGATAAAGAGAACTTTGTATCCAGTACCCCTTCGATTTGTTGGAATGGTAATACTTGTCAATTGCTTTTGAATACTCGTTTTGTAAATTATAAAATTAATGATAATGGAGAATATATAAATCAACCAAAAATACAGACGATCAATGTGATCTCTTTAGTACGAATTATGGGTTCCGAATGGGAAATCACGAATGAATATATATTGTCTTATAATGAACAATATGATGATATTTATGTAGGATTAGAAGATGTACGGTTGTTCTCTTATAATGATGCGATTTATTATACCGCGAATAGAGGATTACCCAATGGAAATATGGTGGTAGAACATGGCGAAATAGATATATATGAGAAAAAAACGGTGAATCCACGACTTATGAAAATTGAGAACCAACAGAAAATAGAAAAGAATTGGGTTTTATTTACGACCAAAGACGATTCTTTAAAAATGATTTATAATTGGTTTCCTTTAACAATTGGGGATGTAAAACCGAATAACAATGGTGTCATATCTGAATTAGTGATTACGGATAAAATAGAAACTCCCGCGTTCTTTAAATATTTACGCGGGTCGACACATGGTATTGAGATTGGTGATGAAATATGGTTTATATGCCATTTGGTGAGTTACGACGAACGCCGTTATTATTACCATTGTTTTGTAGTATTAGATAGTGAAACGTTTAAAGTAAAAAAATATTCTTCACTATTTACCTTTCAAAAACAACCGGTGGAATATACATTGGGTATGGTTTATATTTATGAATTTAAAGAATTAGTGATTGGCTATAGTGTGCTGGATAAAGAAACCAAATATATGGCGATTTCTATGAAACATGTGGAAGAATTGTTTTAATTGGTTGTTATATATAACAGTCAATGATACTTAGCACATCATTTGGTAAAATATCAAATGATATGTCGTCTACTTGCAAAATATCGTTTAATGTTTGTATTTTTGTAATCCATTGAATTGGTATAGAAACTAATGTATTGGGTGATTTTTCAGTTTCGCTAGTATTTATAATCAATGTTTTACCGACAATATGTATAAAATTTGCGCGGAAAGAGATTTCGGTTTCATTATAGGGTGCTTTTTCGTGGAATAAATATCGTTGTCCTTTTCGTAAATGCGTATACATTTTTGGTGGTTGTTTGATATGATTATGTAGGTGGATATTTCAACAATTCAATTTTTTAGACGATGGAATTGTGGTTGAACCAGAAGAAAAAATACATCGCCAAAAGAAAAGGACAGCGAAACCGGTAATACTAATTTAGAACAACCGTTGTTATAAATTATTACCAAATATTATTACATTTGGTAATAACAATTTATTTTTTTGATTTTTTATTTGATTTTCTGTTTTTTTTGGACGTTCGTTTACATAAATTACAATTTCCGCCGGGCATAGGGCGATTGCCACGTTTTCGTGATTTATTTTTACAATTTGAATAATTAAATTTAGTTAGGCGTTTATTTTTATATGCATTCCAATTTAAAAAACATCCAGGGCATGATAAAGCCATCGGTTGTATTATTAATTTTAAAACATTATGTTTATGTGAATCATCAATATCAACAATTGAATTATAATATTCAGCATTATCATCTTTTATAATATTAGTTAAATGTTCTAAATGCTCTGGGTCTTTTTCAAAACAATATTTTGTTATTTCTACTTTATTGCAATAAGAATATTTTGGCATAAAATGGTTTGGGGGTAAACCCGCTTCACCTTTGCCAGCAACCCAATATGCAACAAATCCGTTTATATTATTAAAAGTTTTACCTTCATTATAAATATACGAAAATAATTTTGATTCAACACATGTACTTCCATTATTACATTCAAAATATGTATCTTCATATCCATTTTTAACATCGTTTGAAAATTTTTTGAATGGCATAAATCCGTTTCCGTTACGACGATCTGTCAAGTATTTTTCGCTATTGACAAGAAAAATATTATTTTCGTTACCTAATTCTTTATCAAATATAGTTGAACTATAATTTATTTTATTTGTTTTTGGGGTTCTATCTTTATCCGTAAATAACATTTTACCTAAAAGGTTACTATCTTTGTACTTTTTATGAGTATGAATATTTTTAGGGTTTGTTCCATGTCTTCCGTAATGTTCTGTTAAAGTTCTTACATTCTCAATTAAATCTGGTTCATTCTCTGGAATTTTAAATGTTATTTTAGAATTATCTAATAATATTTTTAATGACTTTATTTTTTGGTAGAAAGCATCATCTTCTTCTGGGTCTTCTGATATAGTTAGATATATTTTTCCATCATTTAATTCTAGTATTCCTAACATAAACCCAGGATGAAGACCACTTAAATTTCGAATAATGTTCTCATGATAAATTTTTACTATAATTTCTAATATAGGTTCTGAAATTTTTCCAAACAAAAACATATCTCCATGTTGTTTCTGAAATCTTAAAATGTCATCAAAAAATTTATTAACATTACCTTCGGTCGGATCGTTTTTTATAAATTCATTTTTATTGAAAAATATATAAGAATCATTATCCTCATTTAAAGAAGCACGAGACGAAGGGGGTGGAGGTAGGGGTATATTATCGTGGTCTGACATTTATATTTATATTTGTAGTTATTAATATATATAGAGATATAAATAATTTTACTAAATATCATTTATTTCCGCATTTTTACAAGCATTACCAAATGTTCTTCTATGCCATTTAGTAATCCCATGTCGCTGTATACCTTCCAAATGTTTTTTTGTTCCGTACCCTACATTCGTATCCAGGGCATATCGTTCAATCAAATCGGGGTGCGCAACACACATTTCATTAATATATTCGTCACGAGCAACTTTGGCTAAAATACTCGCAGCTGCAATACCCATGTATTTTGCATCGCCCTGCTCTACTGTAACCGCTGGTAATTCACATATACTTTCGGTCCGATCATCAAACCACCGATAAGGATTGAAATAATTTCCATCCACCAAAGCCAGAAATTCGTGTTGGTAATCTGGTTCTAATGCGATGTCTTTTCCAGACAAGCCTTTTTCTTTTAATTTTAGTAAAACATTACGTATGCATTCATGCATTCCACGCATAACCGCTTGTAAAATATTTATTTTATCTATTACATCGGATTCAACATGTTCGATATGCCATACAAGGGCATTTTGTTTGATATATTCCGATACTTCTTTTATTTTCTTTTTAGAAGAGAATTTTTTACTATCTTTTATATCCGTTCCAATGAAGGTACCATCGCGTGGTAAAACCACACAAGCAATATAGGCTCTACCGAAAAGACAACCACGGCCGACTTCATCCAAACATAATTCAAATTTATTCATATTATCATAAAACAATTCCAGTAATGGTGGTGGGTTACGAGGTTTAGACATTTTATAGAAATATACAAATGAGATTTGAAATTTAAATTAAATCAATTTTTTATTATTCTACCATATATTTTCCTGGTATATTTTATACTTTTTTAAATAAATGGCTATAAAATTATCACCACTAATGTTATTTTTATTGTTATTGATAGTTTTAGTAATATCTATTACATTTGGTAATATGTTTAATTTGGAAGGGTTTATTTCATTCGGACACTCAAATAATTCAATGGATGATATGCAAATACCACAATATTCATCTACATATGTAAATAAACTATATGACAATGTATTTTATGATCCAAAAAACGGTAACTTAATTGAAGTTGATGGGATTACTTATGGAAATGCCGTAACTGGAAATACAGTTTCCACCTTATATGTTACTCCAAGAACAAATCCGAATCAAACGTTTCAATATAATGTGTCAGATGTTACTACCAGTACAGTAGATTTAAGTACAACATCCAACACTGCAAGTTCATTTAGCTCCTTTATGTATCCAACCCAAGGTGCGAATACAGATAAATACTCAGTATTTTATATTCCATTTGGAACAGATACATTAGTTCATATCATCGATAATACTACCAAGATAAATGTTGGTACATTTGGATATGTAAATGGCTCAATGTCGCAAAATCCTATTACATCTACCATAAGTTTAGGTACTTATTCGAGTGATACTGATTCAAATAATGACAAAATGATACAAGAAACTTATTACGATTCGTCGAATAAAGTGTATCAAATAAGTAAATATGTACGTTACGATATTTCGAATGCCCGATTAGTAGTGAAAAATAGTGCTACTTCAAATGATTTGACTATATACGATAGATATGGTACATCTACAACCGTAACCGCTTCGGGATATAGTGGTTCTCAAACAGGTGTAAGTAGTGTATCATTACATTCTTGGGTTGCCACTGATAGTTTAGCAAATCAAATGATATTATATATTGGTTTTGGTAAAAAAACAGTGGTTGCTTTAATCAAATATACGACTCAATTTGAATTAGTAAATATTCGTAGATTTGATACTACAGGTGTATATAATGGCAACGGTTCAATAATATCAACCAATGCATTATTAGCCGGAAGTACTTTATCAAATTCTTCAAATAGTAGTAGTAGTGCCACAACTAGTGCTAGTACTACTAGTAGCGTTAGTACCACTACTACCACTGGAACCGATTTATCTGGAAACGATTTAACTGATTTTTTCAAATTATATTCTCTTTGGAAATCAAATCCAAACAATGAATATTCCCAAGATTATGTCTTAAAATCATCTATTGTTCCTCCTGTATGCCCTTCATGTCCTTCATGCCCTTCTTCTTGTAATCAAAGTGGTGTATGTACGAATTGTGGAGGACAAGGTGGATCTGGTACACTATCATCCAATGGTAATACAACGTTAAAAATTGACTCAAGAACAAATATACCAGGCGCAGTAGCATCATTAGGAAACACCGCCGGAGATGTCGCAAATAAAGCATTAGATACAACCGGTGAAGTAGTTGGTGAAGCAGGAAATTTGGCAAAAGGAGCCGTAACAGGAACCGTCGGATTAGCAAAAGATGCGGTAACAGGAACCGTCGGATTAGCAAAAGATGTCGTAAGTGGAACAGTCGGATTATTAAAAGACGCCGGAAGTGGAGTAAAAGATGTATTAACATCGCGTCCAACACAAATCAATTCCGGAGCATCAACAACATCAACTGGAACTGCAACCGCTGATAATCAAACCCAACCATATGGCGGAAAAGCCTACGGTAGTAGTTCATATGGAGGTAGTGGAGCAACAAATTATAATTATTATGGCGCCATTCCAGAAAAACGTAGTAATTTCATGCCAATTACAGCAGATTTCAGTGCTTTTGGTAAATAAATAAATGTATTATACATATAATATATTTATTGCGTTAAAACATATAAAATTAAAAAACCTCATATATTAAATGAGACAGATTCCTAATATAAATACCATATTTGATAGAGAAAAAATAGCTAATGAAATAAAATCATTATTATCAACATTTGATGAAAATTGTAAAAATGTGAAATTCAAAAAGGGATTTTATATCTATGGTTCTCCCGGTTGTGGTAAAACCGAATTTGTAATGAATTTATTAAAAGAATTAAATTACGATATCATCAAATATGACGCGGGCGATGTTCGTAATAAAACACTCATTGATACAATTACCAGTAATAATATTTCCAACCGTAATGTTCTCCAAATGATGACAAAACAAGTGAAAAAAATAGCGATTGTCATGGATGAAATAGATGGTATGAATAATGGTGACAAAGGCGGAATTACTGCTCTTATCAAATTGATAAGACAAAAAAAGACCAAGAAACAAAAATTAGAAAGTATGACGATGAACCCGATTATATGTATTGGAAATTATTATATAGATAAAAAAATGAAAGAATTAATGAAAGTATGTAATGTATTTGAATTAAATACACCAACGAATACACAAATAAATAAATTAATATTGCATATGATGCCAAATATAAAATCCAAACCTACAACTTGTAAAGAGAACATTATAAAATATATTCAAGGCGATTTAAGAAAAATGACATTTATAAATGATATATATAATAAAAATCCCGATTTATTGAATAATGAAATCATTGATAATATTTTCCAAATAAAAACATATAATGAAGATTCCAAAAAAATAACGAAAACATTAATAGAAACACCTATGAAATTGGAAGAACATAATACATTTATGAATGAAACGGACCGTACAATAGTCGCCCTATTATGGCACGAGAACATTGTAGACGTATTATCTACGAAATCACCGTCGCAATCTTATCCATTTTATTTGAAAATATTAGACAATATATGTTACGCGGATTATATAGATAGAATTACTTTCCAGAGTCAAATTTGGCAATTTAATGAAATGAGTTCTTTGATGAAGACCTTTTATAATAATAAAATTTATCATGATTATTTCAAAGATAAAAATAAAACGGTTGATATCAGATTCACCAAGGTTCTCACCAAATACTCCACGGAGTATAATAACATTTTGTTTATTTATAATCTATCACAAAAATTAGATATGGATAAAAAAGATTTGATATCCTTTTTCCAAGAGATGAGATTATATTATGGCGAAGATTTTATAAATCAATTGGATAAAATGACCGAACTATTGAAATTTTTTGAAAATTATACGATTTCAAAATTAGATATCAAACGTGTATATCGTTATTTAGATAAAAATGTAAAAAAAGAAGTACAACTAATAACGGACGATGACGATGATTTAGACGATTATGATGATGATGGGTGTTAATTCAGTAAAACCAAATGATTTTACTGAATAAAAGGTATATATTAATTCTAGGGTTTAAACCGATCATTTAAAATGTCCTATTTTAATTCTTATAGGGTTTAATCTGCTTCTACCATGATTAGAGGAACACTTTTTGGCATTTCTGTAGAAGACAAAATTGTAGTAGTAATTACTTCTTCGCCTTTATTTGGTTTTATTTCTACGCTAGCATTAGGTGCTGCGGTTTTTAGATTTTTCAATTCTTTATTTTTGTCAATAATTTGCATTTGTAACTGGATAATCATTTTTTCTAATTCGCCGATTCGTTTTACATGATTTGATTTTTCATTCGTGAGTTCACCAATATACTTTTGTTGTTGTTGCATTATATTCACTGCATCGTGAACTGATAATACAACTGGTTCTTCGCCTGGTTTTTGTAAAATAATTTGATTTGCGGCTTCATGTTGTGCTTTCTTCAACATTTCCGCACGTTCGGCTTCTATTTTTTTTATTTGTTGTAATACATCTGGTTTCATTTTAGGAGAACCTGGTTCATATGCTTCTAATAATTTATCTATTTTATTCATAAAAAAATCCTTGATCGATTCTTCATTTTTATTCTTAATAAAATCATCTACGGTTTTAGGTGAATCTTTTAAAAAATCTGGATGTGGATTATCTAACATTTTTCGCTTATCAAATGTATTATGTTCGTGCGAAAAGACTAAAATACTTTTCAATGGATCTAATTGTACGAAAGGGATTGTATAATCTTTCAAAAAAGCACGTTCTTCAGCCAATGCTGCATGATCTTCATATTTCGTTTGGTCTAATAGTTCACGGCGAAATGCGAATGTTCCTGCAGTCGCATGATTTGGGCCATATGGACCACATTGGACCATTCGATTTAATGTTTTGAAATAAATATATATTTCACTGGAACCCGCGCACAAGGCTTGTTTATTACTTTCTAATTTTTCTACTGCATGTGATATTCTATCAGGTGGGTAATAATCGTCATCATCCATATAAACAATAATAGAACCCTTGGTATGTTTATGCATTAAATTACGTTTGGCACCTAATGTCATCTTTGAATCTATCGCAAAATATTTAATCTGAGGGATATTTGCTTTGGCAATTAAATCATTAATTTTATCTGTTCCATCATCTACAATAATCCATTCGATTCTGTCTTTTGGATAATCCTGATTACGAAAACATTGAAACATATTCTCAATAAACGGACGACGATTGAATGTTGGAGTACATACACTTACAAAAGGACGGTGCTTTTTATTTTTTCCCATTATTATATTCTAAACATTTATTTTTATGTCATTATTACGAAAAATATTTATTATTAAGACATTTATTTTTTTGGTTGATTAAATGGAAGGTTCATTGCACCTTGAGGCATATTTGGATTTTGTGGCATATTTTGGCTCATTGCCCCTTGTGCCATTTGTCCTAATTGTTCTGGTTCTATACCAAATTTCTTTGCAACTTTAATTACAGCGTCCGCAAGACTGTCAACCACATCCAAAAATGAATCAGCTTTTTCTGGTTTTTCTGGTATTTCTTCCGTTGGATTGATTGTTTCTTCTGTTTTATTAAAAAATATTCCAAGCATACTTACTAACATCATACAAATTATGATAACTGATAAAATAACTAAATGTAATTTCAATTTGTAATTTTTAATATTTTTTAAATAATCGGCAATCGCCATTGACATTATAATTATATATGAAATGAAAATAGCATATTTATAAATAAAATCAATCACTTTATTGTAAGAGGATTTAATTTTATATACAAAATTGCTTTCATCAGATTTTTCTTTATTTGCGTCTGGATCATTATTATCTTTAATAAAATCGTTAATTCTAAAAAATGTACCAAAATATTTCATTATTCCAGTGTTAAATAATATTCCAAAAAATGAATTAAATAACATATACAACATACATGCTACCCCCCCTAATGGAACAGAAATTAACATAATTATAATAAATCGCATAAAAGCCATAATGGCACCTGTTAACGGAGATATAATAAATTCTGCAAATGTTTGTGCGGTATACCCTGCAGTTTTAGGTAAATATCCAAGATTATAATTTCCAAAAAAATAAATCAGCAATAAGAAAAAATACATACATCCGACTGTAAAATCTTTTGTATTTCCAGACAGGACATTAATTAAAAATTTTTGTAGCGCGCCACTAAAATAATAAAAAAACATTATTAACATCGCAAAAATCACAACAAAACAACCTTTAAAATTAAATATTTGTTTTATAAATCTTGGTATGGTACTCATCATTATACTTTGTAAATATTCAACAAAGGCTAATGCAAAAATAAAGAAAATATTTATAAACGCATAAAATATGGTTAAAAAATCACCTCTATTACTTATTTCATTTTGAATGAAATAGGATGATAATTTTGGAACTTTGATTCGTCTACCTTTTAACGATTTTATTATTTCTTTTGATGGGTCGTCTTTTTCATCATCGTCTTTTTTAATTGCGTCATCATCGTCTTCATTCATGCTACAATCCATATCTTTACAATCCGATTCAGTATAGTAATAAAACATTATATAAAACCAGTTATAGGTTGCAAAATATGCGACCAATATGCTTTCAAATAATCCAATATATTTTTGTATTATGAATACATCTTTTGTAGAATACGAATCTTCCTTGGTTGTTTTTCGTGCATTTGACCCTTTCCTTAATAATTCTCCAATATCATCTTCTCCTTTTGCTGAGCGGGATAATGTTTTTGCTATAGCAAGAGCGATTTTATAATTAAATTTATTAATTACTCCAAATAAATTGTTTATACTTCGAATTAAAGCCACTCGTGGATCGTCTTTGTTTCCTTTATCGGGAGTATCTATACCATCAAAATCTTTATCAGGCAATCCTAAAAAATTTGGGTCAAACTCTTTGCTTTTGCTCGATTTTTGTAAATTACCATAACCTACTGTATCCGCACTGGTGTAGTCTTCGTTATACTCTTTTGTTTTAGAAGTGACTTCTTTACTTTTTTTAAGTTTTGCGATTTTTTTTTTCGCTTTAAACCCTTCAATGTTTTCATTTGAATCATCATATATGTTCTCCAATATTTCTATATTTTTATAATTTTCTTTTTTATTTTTCTTACTATTTTTTAATTTATATTTCATATTCATGATTTGGAAATTATCGTCATATTTATCTGGCGTTTCACTAAATATTGTTTTATTCCAAATAGTTTTTTCATTTTCCATAATATATTATAAAATCTATATTATAATATAGTATATAAAATTCATAATAAAACTCATAAATATTATCTGGCATATAACATACCACAATTTCCACCTATAAAAGACAATACGTTATATCGTTCTTCAAATACGGTCATATTATAATTGTATTGATATAATCTCCAATTTGATTTACGAATACCAATCGCGTTTCCACTACTATCACATAAAATATCAAATTTCGACGATTCTGTATCTATCGGTGGTACATAAGTAGCTAGTTCTAATTGTATCAATTTAAATTTACTCATATTGATTGCACCAGTTGGTTGATATTCAAAAGGACTCGTATTTAAACAGAAATTATAACAATATAATCCATCTTTTGCTGAACCTTGTGTTCTCGTATATTTTTCAACATAATTAAATACACCACTCGTTAATATATTTTCGCGATATTCTCCATTAAATAAAATACCCATCGTATTTAATATTTCACGTTGATTATCAACTAAATAATCCCCGGTCACATAAATACCAGTTTTTACTTGATCTACTGGGTCTGTTCCTGGACCATACTTAATCGTATATTCTTTATTATTTACTATAAATGAAGGGTTCGTAAAATCTGGATAATTTAAGGATGGATCAGCACTACTAGCCTCTTGTAAACCGCCTGGTATGCTATCGTAAGGCCAATTCGTATAATTACTCCATTCATTACGTAAATTTACATCATTGCGTTGTAAATAAAACATCCAATTTGCCACCATACCACTAGAAGGCAATTTCAATTTATTTGTTCCGGTAATGTTCTCAAAATTGTATTGGAAAACATCTTTTACTAAATAAACTTGATCGTTTGCTGCAAATACTTGGGCTTCTTCTTTGGATAAAAAACAATATGTGGATAATAAATGTATATCCGCATTCCATGTTGATATTTTATTTGTATATGCGTCTGATGTAATAATTATATCAGGAGGAGTTTGCAGAAAACGATACATTTGAAAATGTGATTGGTTAAAATCAGGCTGTACGTAGGGGCGTTGATATTGTACGTCGTAAATATCTCTCACCTGGAATAATTCTTGAATAGGTCTCAGTGTGACATTTATATTTAATTCATTGTATTGTAAAGCAATGAGCGGAAATGCACAACGGCTATCTAATGTAAACCATGTATTAATCGGAATAAATAATTGTCGTCCTCGTATAGATGGTTCAGATCCAGAATTCGCGGTAGTAAAATATGAATTTGGATATGTATTTGCTCTTCCATTCGCATTTCCAGGATCATTTAATTCAAGAACATTGCCAGTCATTTCATCATATAATTTCTTTTTTGCTGCCGAAAAATCACGTTGTACCATTGCACCCAAGTATTCTCCTGAATATTTTTGTAAAACAAGAGAACCACAGGTAATCGTAATTTCTTTTATAATATTACTACCTAAATCACGTATCCAACGAAATTCATAAGGGGACCATCTACCACCAGTTTCAGTACAAGGATGATACATTGGACTCCATATATCAGGTAATGTAATAACCAAATACGTATCCATTAGTAATTCTGCATATCGCGGAATTTTAAATGTATACGTAGATGGTTCAGTTAATCGTAAATCTCTTAAACCGTCATAATCTATCCGAAACTTTTGTAATCCAAAATTACTATATTTAGAATAAGTTACTTTGAAAAATGTTTTCGTAGGATTACCTGTTAAAATACCATTATTATTTCCAACAGAAATTATATTTAGTAAACCTCCTGCCATAATATTTTATATGTATATGTTAATATATTATTATCATTATATATTTTATTATGGAAATTTATAAAAAAATAATTTTATTTATTGCATTTTTAATTTTTATTTATATTGTGTTTGATTTATACCAACGCAAACAAAGATTAGCTCTTTATTTATTCAATAGAAAAGAAAATTTTGATGTTCCAAATCCATCGCAAAGTAATGAGGAAATAGAATTGAATAGAATGATATATACAGAACAACAAAAAATAACGTCCATTAGCCAAACCGATGCGAATATGCCCTTGTCCCAATATCTAGTAAAAGCTTCTTATAATTCGGCATGTACTGGAAATTATGTAAATTCCAAAGCAATTGAATATGTTATATCACGTGGGTGTAGATTCGTAGATTTTGAAGTATTTGATATTAGTAATGTTCCTTATGTTGCATTTTCAAAAGATACTACGTTTAAATCGATTGATTCCAAAAATAAAATTTTATTGGACGATGCATTAACTACTGTAGCCACTACGGCATTTTCCAGCAAATCACCCAATTTGAAAGATCCTATGTTTATTCATTTACGTATTAAAAGTAATAGCGACAATGTATATAAAATTGTGGCAAAATCAGTAGATGCATCCTTAAAATCAAAAATATATAATGGCAAAATAAATGATAAAACAAAATTAAGTGATGTTATGGGAAAAATTGTATTATTTGTAGACAAAACCATCAGATATGATTATAAAAAATATAGTGCTTGTGGACCCATTGATAAAAATTGTTACGATTTAACAAAATATATAAATATAGAAAGTGGTAGCGAATATTTGAGACTAAACCAGTACTCTAATGTATTGGACCAACAAACAAATAGACCTCGTATTTTAGATGATAATAATAGTACCAATAAAAAATATATTCATTTAGTGATTCCTGATTTTAATATGAAAAAAACAAATAATCCATCTATTGGCAAATTTGTAAAAGACTATGGTTGTCAAATCGTAGCTTATAAATTTTATAATAAAGACACACAATTAGAAGAATATGAAATGCTATTTAATGAAAACCGTTATGGAACATTGAAATTAGCAGAAGCGATTATTTATTTAACAAAAGAAGATGAGGAGTTAAACGCATAAAATAAAATATATACATACTATATATTTTATGAAAGATCCCAAGAACAAAACAAAAAAAAAATTCAAAAATAATTTATGTGATGATAAAATGACGTTCGAACAATGTGAAATAGCAATTTTAAAAGATTCAATAGAACGTTCTGAATATTTAATTGCTTCAAGAGCTGCAAGTAATGAATTGGTAAAACAATTTATAGAAATTGTTGAAAATTTTATAAAAAGAAAAAAATTAATTTGTTATGGCGGAACAGCTATAAATAATTTATTACCTCATCACGAACAATTTTATAATCGTGAAGTAGATGTACCAGATTATGATTTTTATTCATCGAATGCCATGGAAGATGCCAAAGAATTAGCCGATATATATTATGCAGCAGGTTACGAAGACGTGGAAGCAAAAGCAGGAGCACATATAGGTACATATAAAGTTTTTGTGAATTTTATACCTATTGCGGATATTACACAATTAAATACAAAAATATTTAAAGCATTATTAAAAGAAAGCGTATTAAAAAAAGGAATTCATTATGCTCCACCAAATTATTTACGTATGGGAATGTATTTAGAACTATCGCGTCCAGAAGGAGAAATAAGTAGATGGGAAAAAGTATATACCAGATTATCATTATTTAATAAATATTATCCTATAATAAGTGATACAACCACATGTCAACCTATAAATTTTGAAAAACAAAAGAATATTAATGATGATACACATGAAAAAATGTATTTATTGATTCGTGATTCATTTATAGAACAAGGAGTTGTATTTTTTGGTGGTTATGCTACGTCTTTATATTCTAAATACATGACAGAAAGTGAAAAAAAAATTACAAAAAATATTTCTAATTTTGATGTCATATCCGACGATATTGATAAATGTGCCGAAAAAATAAAGCAAGATTTATCAGATGAAAATTATAAAAATGTTAAATTAATTAGACATAAAAATATTCAAGATATTATCCCTGAATGCATCGAAATAAATGTAGGAAATAAAACATTTGCGTATATTTATAAACCGATTGCTTGTCATAGTTATAACAAATATTACGTTAATCATAATGAATTAAAACTGGCTACCATAGATACTATACTAGCATTCTATTTATCATATTTGTATACAAACGACAAAAAATATGATAAAAATAGATTGATATGTATGGCTGATTTACTTTATAAATTACAACAACGGTATCGTGTTGAATATAGAGGCATTTTAAAAAGGTTTACAGTTAAATGTTATGGTAAACAAGAAACAATAGAAGAAATGCGCGCACATAAAGCACAAAAATATAAAGAATTATCAAACAAAAAAAATAGTAGAGAATATCAAGAAATATTTTTAAAATATATGCCTGGTTATAAATCAGATAAAGATATAAATAAACCAAAAAGTGATACTCATATGAATAAAAGCAAAAAAAACACTGATAAAGAAGTAAACACGGATAAAGAAGCAAATATAAGTAAAATATTTGATTTTTTTAATTTGAATGAATTGAACAGAAATGAAATTGGAAAATAATTCTATAATTCACTTATAAAGGTCATTGCTTTTTGTATACTATAAAAAACCGATCCAAAGAACATACTTTTAAAAACCAATCCGGAAAAATTAAAATTTCCATCTTCATTATATAAATTCATAAATGAGAACCTTTTGAAAATAAAAGTGTTAATGATTGGTAATTGAAAAAAGAAAAACAAAAAGGCGATTAATATGGGTGTTTGTATATCCGATAAGATACTATCCAATTTATTTTCTCTATATTTTTTCTCTTCATGTTCTCTTATTCGTTTTTCGCTAGTTTCTTCGTAATCTTTTAAATAATCTTTGGTAACCTTTGGTTTTGGTATATAATTTGCTTGTATTTCCTCGTCATTTTGATAATTCGTAGTATCCAACGGAATATCCCTCGATGGTAAACGCATTTGTTGCATATTTTGTATTTCCATTTGCTGCTGTTCGGATAAATATTGTCTAGTAGGTGGTTGTTGGGAATATTCCATATGGTTCATTTGTTGTATTTGTTGTACGTTTGGTTGTTGTGGTGGAGGCATAATAGGGTTTTGTGCCGAAATACCATAAGGATTTGGATGTACGTTGATGGGTGTATAATTGGTAGGAGATTCAAAATTCATATTCTGTTTATTACTACTACCCCCATTTGTATTCATTGTTGCGCCATATGCCGGCATTTGCATTGTAATATTTTCAGGTAAATCTGATATACGGGTAGTCTTTTCCATTTTGAACTATACAATACTAAATTATCTAATTATTGTATAGTTTACGAATTGTACTAAAATGAGGATGGTTTATCAACCGTTCCTATATTTATTACTTTTTTAGTACTATCACATTTTGTAGGTTCGTGTTTATATTTGTAGCATTTATCACCATGTTTATATGTTTTGTCTTCAATATCGGATAAAACCGGACCATTAAATACAATACAATTTTTATCATTACAGACTTTTCTAAATAAACTTGCTAAACCTAATGCCAAAATAATAGAAAGTAATATTTTACCAAATGGTGTAGTTATTAATCGTTTAATATTCATATTATAGTATAATAATATAATATAAATAATAATAGTCATGAAAAATAATTCTCCTCCTCCTATGATTGTGGCGAAATGATAAATATATCCTTTTCATTTTTAGGGCATGGAACTTCCTTTTGTTGAAACGAAAAACAGGTATCGGTTTTGTCTTTGTATTGTAAGACATTGATATTTTCAGGTGTAGGATATACATAAATTTTACGATTGTCTGGCATTGTTATATAAACCATGGCAATACCGATTATCAAACTTATTATAAACACTGGTATATTGATATATTTATTAAAGAAACCCATTCTAGTATACTATATACTATACTAAATGAAAATAAATCACACAAATATTTATTTCTTA